TGGTGCAAAAAACTATTCCAAATGCAGATAACAAGAAAATTGTCAAGTTTTTGGATAAAGCCTGTAAAGAAATTCTAGATCCATTCATCGAATCAAAGTATGAAGAACTTGCGACTATGATGAATGCATATGCACAAAAAATGCATATGAAACGCGAATCTATTTCTAATAAAGGTATATGGACTGCAAAGAAAAGATATATGTTAAATGTCTACATGGGTGAAGACAATGTGCTTCTTGATAAACCTGAAATGAAGATCATGGGTATTGAAACTACTCGTTCTTCCACTCCACAAATTGTGCGAGAGGGATTGACAAAAGCCATTGAAATTATAATGAACGGTGATGAAATATCTCTTCGAAAGTTTGTAGAGGAGTTCCGAGAGAACTTCAACAAACAACCACCGGAAGTTGTTGCGTTTCCCAGAGGTTGTAATGGATTGACGGAATATGCAGATTCCTCAAGAATTTACCGCAAGTCTACACCAATCCATGTTCGTGGCGCTCTTTTATATAATCACCACTTGAAGTTACATAAACTAACCAAAAAGTATGAATTGATCAAAGACGGTGAGAAAATTAAATATGTGTATCTAAAGGAACCAAATCCTCTAGGTGAGGATGTTGTTTCGTTTATTAATACTTTACCAAAAGAACTTGATTTGCATCGGTTTATAGATTATACTGCACAATTCGAAAAGAGTTTCGTAGAACCTCTAAAGATTATTCTCAATACTATTCATTGGAAGATCAAAGAGGAAAGTAGTCTGGAGAGTTTATTTCTATGAATAAAAATACAAAACTAATTATTGAAAAATGTTTGAATGATAAGATCGAGGAACTTCGTCTTATTGTAAAGACGGAGATGAAGAATCTCTCCATAACTCAACTTGAAACATTTAACAATATGATTTCGGATTTAGAATACGCCAAAACAGAACTAAAAGGAGATAAATAATTATGAGTTTTTTGAAGAACATTATCAAGGAATCTAAAAATGAATTTGCTTCAATTGTGGATGAGGGAATTGAAGGAAGTGATATTAAAGGGTTCGTGGATACTGGCAGTTACGCTTTTAATGCTCTACTCTCTGGTTCTCTTTATGGTGGTATGCCTGACAATAAGATCATGGCTTTGGCAGGCGAGAGTGCAACTGGCAAAACATACTTCACACTTGGGGTTGTAAGTCAATTCCTCAAGGATCGTCCAGACGGTGCTGTGTTATATTTTGATACGGAGCAAGCAGTCACAAGTCAGATGTTCAGAGATCGTGGTGTAGATGCTTCTAGAGTCGCTGTATTCCCAGTAAATACAGTTGAGGAATTTCGTCATCAAGCAGTAACAATCCTTGACTCATATCTGGCTCTTCCAGAGAAGGATAAGAAGCCAATGATGATTGTTTTGGATTCGTTGGGTATGTTGTCCACAAATAAAGAAATGGTTGATACCGCAGAAGGAAAGACCACAAAGGATATGACCCGCGCGCAGGTGATTAAAGCCACTTTTAGAGTTCTTACATTGAAACTTGGCAAAGCAAATGTGCCACTCATTATGACCAATCACACCTACGATGTGGTGGGTTCAATGTTCCCAACAAAGGAGATGGGTGGTGGTTCTGGTCTAAAGTATGCAGCAACTACCATCGTCTATCTTTCCAAGAGAAAAGAAAAAGATAGTGATGGAGATGTAGTTGGAAATGTGATACACTGCAAACTCTACAAGGGAAGAATTACCAAAGAGAATAAGATGGTAGATGTTCTTCTCAAGTATGATAGTGGATTGGATAGATACTATGGACTAGTCGATCTTGCACTTAAGTATGGAATCTTTAAAAAGGTTTCTACACGGATCGAACTTCCTGATGGTAAAACTGCTTTTGAAAAGAACATTAGAGAAAATCCAGAGAAGTTCTTTACAGAAGAAGTTATGAAGAAACTTGAAGAAGCCGCTGGTTCGGAATTCAAGTACGGTATGCAGACTGCCGTTGAGGAGACTGCTTCAGAGGACATTGATGAGTCTGATGAATGAGTATAGAAAAAGTAATTCTTGAAAACTTACTCTCTAACGAACCATATGTTAGACGAGTACTTCCCTTCATTAAAGAAGAATATTTTCAGGAAAGAACCGACAAAGCCATATTCAAAGTAATTGGTGAGTTCTTTTCTAAATATAACACTTTACCTTCTATTGATGCGGTGAAGATTGGGTTATCTGAACGATCTGATTTGACTCAGAACGAATACGATAACATTGATACAAAGATTCAATCGTATGATCTTGCAACCAAGCAAGATGAAAACTGGCTTGTAGATGAAACGGAGAAGTTTTGCAAAGACAAAGCAATCTTCAATGCGATTCTAGAATCAGTTCATATTATTGAAGGCAAGTCAAAAGAGAAAACAGTCAATGCGCTTCCGTCCATATTGTCGGATGCGTTGGCTGTTTCTTTTGATAATAACATTGGACACGATTATCTTAAGGATGCTGAGAAACGGTATGACTTCTATCATACAGTAGAGCAACGGATTCCGTTTGATCTCGACTACATGAATCAGATCACCAACAACGGCACTCCACAAAAAACTCTGAATGTAGTAATTGCTGGAACTGGTGTTGGTAAGTCTTTGTTTCTATGCCACCATGCTGCCAATTGTCTGTTACAGAACAAGAATGTTTTGTATATCACCTGTGAGATGGCAGAAGAGCGCATTGCAGAACGCATAGACGCAAACATTATGGATATTACTTTGGATGATCTAAAGCAACTTCCAAAAGAAATGTATGCAAAGAAACTGTTTAATGCGACTCGCGGAATAAGTGGCAAATTAATTGTCAAAGAGTATCCAACAGGTACTTCAAATGTCAATCATTTCCGCCATTTACTGGAGGAATTGAAACTAAAGCGCAAGTTTATTCCAGATATCATCTTTGTAGATTATTTGAATATTTGTGCATCTAGTCGCTTCAAAGCAGCAATGGTAAACTCTTACACTTATGTTAAGGGTATTGCTGAGGAACTTCGTGGATTAGCAGTAGAGCAGAATGTTCCTATATTTACTGCAACACAGACTAACCGCGATGGGTATACAAATACCGATCTTGGGTTGGAAAATACCTCAGAATCGTTTGGTTTACCACAAACAGCCGACTTTATGTTCGCAATGATTCGCACAGAAGATTTGGATAAAATGGATCAGGTAATGGTAAAACAACTAAAGAATCGGTATAATGACTTGGCTTCAAATCGTAAATTCATTCTTGGTATCAACCGTTCCAAGATGAAGTTGTATACTGTAGATGATTCTGCCCAGGTTGGATTGGTTGGTGTTGGGACAGAAGATGAAGTGGCAACAAAAGATAACGGTTTTACTAGTAAGTTTAAGAGAAAGGGCTTTGGAAACAAAGCAAAGGATTGGCAATTTGAGGAAACACACGATGCCTGAATATAAGCAATTACAGTTTATTGGTGAAAATGATACTCGCACTTTTGAGGAAAGACTCGCTGCTCTACCTGCAATACGCGATGAAGATTTTGCAGAATGGGAAGAGTGGGCAACTCGCACATTTAACATTGAGTAATAATGTCATTAATTGTAGATAAAAAGTATATAAACCTTGTATCTCCTATGCTTGAAATGTTTAAGTGGAAGGGTGATACACTCGCTAATTGCCGTTGTCCTATTTGTGGAGATTCCAAATCAAATAAGACAAAAGCAAGAGGATACTTTTATTCTAAAAATAATGATATGTTTTATAGATGTCATAACTGTGGTGCTTCTACAAACATTTATAGATTTTTGGAAACTGTTTCTCCCGCATTGAGCAAACAATACTCTTTGGAGCGTTGGAAGAATGGAGAAAATGGTCATTCAAATTACGAAAAACCAAAAATCAAAATGGACGCTCCTAAATTTAGTAAAATAGTTTTACCAACTGTTGATACTTTGGATCGTTATCATGTTTGTAGAGCATATGTGACAAGTAGAAAGATACCACAAGAACATTGGAAAACTTTGTATTATGCAGAAAACTTCTCAGAGTTTGTGCATAAACACATTCAAAAGGATGTTGGTGAAGAACCAAGATTGATTATTCCAATTTTTGATAAAAACAACGAACTTGTTGGTTTTCAAGGAAGAGCATTGGATAACAATGCTGTTCGATATGTCACTATTAAATTTGATGAAGATACCAAGTTGTGTTTTGGTGTTGAGCGAGCAAATTTAAAATCAGTTGTATATGTTATGGAAGGACCCATTGATTCGTTATTCATTCCAAATTCTGTTGCTATCCTTGGAATGAATCACGAAATTGATGCAAATTTATTTGCCAGTAGCAAGTTGATTTATGTGTTGGACAATGAACCTAGAAATAAACATGTGGTTCAGCAATATCAAAAATTAATAAATAGTGGTAAGACAGTTTGCATATGGCCTAATAGTGTAACAGGTAAGGATGTAAATGATATGGTGTTGAGAGGTAGGACACCACTAGAAGTAAAAAAAGTAATTGATTCTAGTACGTACTCTGGTCCTGAAGCACTCATTAGATTCTCTCAATGGAAGAAGGTTTAAATGTCAAACTACGAAGATTACGAAGATGAGGATGAATACTATGAAGATGACGAGATTGAATCAGATGATCCGGAAGAAACTCCATCATTCCCAAGTTACTCAGATGGAGGGTCCGAAGAAGACGATGAAGAAGTTATCGACTTGGACGAAATTGAAGTCGAATTCGACAACTTAACAGAGGAGCAACGTGCTTGGATTTTAAGCACAGAAGCAGTTGCTGAGTTCGGTATTAAGTTTGCAGAGTATATCAAAGCAATAGATCCTGAAATGTGGAGGCGCGCCAAGGATTATGCTCTTGATTATGTACAAATTGATGGCGTGGAATTTAATTTTGGTGATGATAATGAACAAAAAGATAAACCTACTTGATCACGGATTTGTTAACTTAGTTGATTACATGGGAAGCGACCTTACGGTTGTAAATGCCGCGAGAGTTTCCTTTAATAAGGAAAGCGATTGGGATAGTGATCCTAATTGGACTGGTTATCGTGAACACAAATTGTCTGAAAAGGATCAGAAACTGATCTCTTATCTTGCAAAGCACAAGCATTGGACTCCATTTGCACACCCCCAAATCACACTTAGAATCAAGGCGCCAATTTTTATACGAACTCAACTTTTCAAACATAAAGTTGGATTTGTTGAAAATGAGGTGTCTCGTAGGTATGTGTCTGACACACCAGAGATTTATTGTCCACAGTGGCGATCAAAGCCAACAAACGGTGCAAAGCAGGGAAGCGAAGACTTTGTTAAACCCGAATTAGTGAATTCATATAATACCGATTGGGAAAAGATCGCTAAACCTGCGCTAGAGGTGTATCATAAACTCATCGCAGAGGGGGTAGCCCCCGAGCAGGCGCGCTCCGTGCTTCCACAGGGGACTTACACCGAATGGTGGTGGACAGGATCACTTTCTGCTTATGCGAGAGTATACACACAAAGAATCGATCCCCATGCACAATGGGAGGTTCGCCAATACGCACAAGCAATATATGATATAATTCAACCCCTATTCCCCCATTCTTGGAAGGCTTTAACTGGCAAATAAATACAAGTATGTTGCCATCATTTTCTTCATTTAATACACCGGAACCCCGACTAAACTACGTCAATTTATCAAATTGGTTTATTTCTAATAGTGCGGCTCCACGAAACAATAGATTCTTGCTTACCCGCGATTTGGGTGAAATGAAGCAAGGATCTGTGTTTTCTATTATTCTTCAGGAAACTTTTCAGTTTCTCATAGAAGAAGGAAATAAACCCTATATTATTAAATTAAATGGTATAGGTGAATATTGTTTCATTGAAGAGGGAACAAACAGACTATTTAAAATACTTGGTGGTAATGACAAATATCAAGATGGAAGAGAGTACAACATCATTGATAAGTTGTTTGTTTTAGAAAATGAAGGCATTATTACAAATGCTGTTGCTGAAGTGGTTAAAGAAGAACCAAAGCAATTTGTTACACCAACTCCTATTTCATTATCCGGTCCAAAAGGTGACATCGGGGAAAAGGGAGAAAGGGGTGAGCGTGGGTTTATTGGTGATCGTGGAGAAAAAGGAGATAAAGGAGACAAAGGCGATACCGGACCACAAGGACCTCAAGGCCCTAAAGGCGAACCCGGAGAAAGGGGCACAGATGGACTACAGGGAGAAAAGGGTGATAAGGGTGATAAGGGAGATACTGGAGATAAGGGCGAAACTGGCTCAATTGGACCTAGAGGAGAAAAAGGTGAAAAGGGAGATACCGGTGCAGAAGGGCCTACTGGGGCTGTTGGTAAGACCGGTCCTCGTGGTCCTCGCGGTCTTAAAGGAGACAAGGGAGATAAGGGAGATCCGGGACAAAAGGGTGAACCTGGTCCTCGCGGAGAGAAGGGCGATCCGGGTATACAAGGAGCTAAAGGAGAAAAGGGGGATGTAGGTCTAGCAGGAGCAAACGGTGCGCCTGGTCCAATTGGTCCAAAAGGTGATAAAGGTGATCGGGGGGAAGTTGGTGTTGCTACAGCAATCTATCCTTTAAAACTTGAGGATAAAACAATTTCCGTAGAAACAAAATTCTTCAATGATCTTATTGGAGATACTGGTAAAAAATATAGCGCACAAGGAGGTGGTGGCAGCAATCTAACAGTCAAACACGAAGGAAGAAGATTATCCTCAGCCACCAAGAGTATTAATTTTACTGGTCCGGGAATATCATCTGTATCGACAGATGGTAAAAATATCAATTTAACTTTTTCAGGTGGCGGTGGTGGAACTGCTGCAAATAGATTTACTTATGCACCAAACCCACCAGAAGATCCAATCAATGGTGATAGATGGTTTAAAAGCACTACAGGTCAATACTTTGTATTCATTGATGACGGAGATTCGTCGCAGTGGGTAGAAATTTCTGTAGCACCAAGTGTTTCTGTTTCTCCGGCATATCAAACAACTTTTATAAATTATTCAACTTATCAAGCAACTGACTTAGATTATTATATCGGTGTAAATTATGCGGGTTTAGTAACCATAACATTACCAGACAATCCCGGTGTAGGTAAAAAAATAATAGTAAAAGATGAATCCGGTGAAGCGGGTTATGCTAATAAATATATTACTATATTGCCTGGAAATACAAACGATTTCATAGACAATGAAGATTATGCAATTTTAAATATCAGCAACGGTGCATTACAATTCATTTATAGAGATGGATGGAGAATCATATGAGTTACCTATTCAACGATCAAGTACGATTTCACGGTGAAGCAATTGATGCTTTTGCTCGTCTCAAAGTAAGCACACCATTTACTCTATTTGATTCTCAACACAGATATCAAGAAAACGACAAGTGGGATACCCTGACAACTTCTGGTGGTTCTATTGAATTTAAACCAAACGAAAGTGTAATTGATTTAAAATTAACGACCGAATCGGGTGCAAAAGTTTATAGAGAAACTAAAAGAGTATTTGCATATCAACCAGGCAAATCTTTATTGGTATTAAATACTTTTGTATTTGCAGCAAAGAAAGCAAACCTTCGTCAAAGAGTTGGTTATTTTAGTACTCAAAATGGAATCTATCTTGAGCAAAATGGAAATGATGTTTATCTTGTATTGAGAACATATGTTGGTGGATCTGTTGATGATACAACATATAAAGTATCCCAAGCGAACTGGAACGGGGATAAGTTCAATGGGACTGGTCCAAGTGGTAGAACTTTAGATCTAACCAAAGCAAACATTCTAGTTATGGATATTGAATGGTTGGGTGTAGGTGATGTGCGTGTTGGATTTATTGTTGATGGAAGACCTGTAATTGCACACACTTTTCACAATGATAATTTAAGACCTACCACATATATGACTACTGCATCTCTTCCTTTGCGTATGGAAATAGAGAATTTGGCAACAACGGATACGGCATCAATAGCAAAACAAATATGCAATAGCGTGATGTCTGAAGCAGGATTTGAAGGATTTTCAAGACGTTATAATGTTGCAATGGATATCGGTTCAGCAAGAACATTAACCACTGCTGGTACTTTTTATCCTGTTGTGTCCTTGCGTTTGCACCCAAATCGTTTGGATTCCGTAATAGTTCCTTCAAATATAAGTTCATTAGTGCTTACAAATAATACTGCACAATATAGAATTATACTAAATCCTACATTTGGTGGAACCGCCGTTTCTTGGAGTAATCACTATAATGGTAATGTTCAATATAGTATACACGATTCAGGAACAACATATACTTCTGGTACGGATCTTATTGGAGGTTATATCAATACCAGTGGTTTGTTAACCATAGGTGATGTAAATGATTTTAATTTCCAATTAGGAAGAACACAGGGTGGAGTTTCAGATATAATAACAATAGCAATGACCGGTAAAAATAATAATACAGATGTGCTTGTAGATTTTTCTTGGTTTGAAATCATTTAAGGAGTTAAGATGCCAGGATTTCCAAATTCACCAAGTATAGGAAACACATACACAGTAGGTAATATTACATGGCAATGGGATGGTGTTGCTTGGGTAATAAAATCTGGTGCTATTGTTAGTATATCTTTGGATGATTTGTCGGATGTTACGGTATCCGAACCAACACAAGATGAAATATTAAAATATAATGGAAATATTTGGACAAATACAACAGCAACTTTTGAAAATATAACCGGTGCAACACTAGATGGTGGTAACTTTTAATTACCTAAATATTTAATCTGGGGAATAATAGGAGATAACAATGGCTAACACGATACGTATTAAAAGAAGAACTACAGGAAATGCTGGAGCGCCAAGTTCTTTAGAAGTTGGTGAATTGGCATATAATGAGATAGACGATATACTTTATCTTGGCAAATATAACAACAATTCTCCGGTTGTAGTTGGTATAGGTGGTAGAGGGGAATATGTACGTGAAGTAACTGGCTCTTCTCCTATTGCTTCATCTGGAGGCAAAACTCCTCAAATTAGTTTGTCTGCTAATTACGGTGATACTCAAAATCCTTACGCAAGCAAAACTGCAAATTATGTTCTTGCTTCACCAAACGGAAGTTCTGGTACACCATCATTTAGACAATTAGCCGCAGCAGACATCCCATCTCTTACTGCATCAAAAATTTCAGATTTTCAAACAACAGTTCTTGCTTATAGATTAGATCAATTTGCGGCACCTACTTCTTCTGTTGCATTTAATAATCAAAAAATAACAGGATTGGGCACACCCACATCCGACGCTGATGCGGCAACAAAAGCATATGTTGATGCAATGGCTTCTGGTGTACATGCTCATCCTGCTGCAAGAGCAGCAACAACCGCAAATTTAGCGGCTACTTATAATAACACAAGTGCTACATTAACTGCAACATCAAATGGTGCAATTACAGTTGATGGTGTCAGTTTGACAACAAATGATCGTGTTCTTGTTAAAGATCAAACAAGTAAAGTCGAAAACGGTATATATGTAGTTACAACTGTTGGTACTGGAAGCACACCGTTTGTGTTAACAAGAGCAACAGATATGAATGAGGCATCAGAATTTCCGTCTTCATTCGTTTTCGTTTCAGAAGGAACTACACAAGCCGATAATGGTTATGTTTGTACTACAAATGCACCAGTTGTAGTAGGTACTACAGATATTGATTTTACTCAATTTAGTGGTGCAGGACAAATTACGGCGGGTGCTGGTTTAACTCAATCTGGTAATACTATAAATGTAGCCTCAACCGGTGGAGGGAGTTTAACTATTAGTGCGGATTCTATCAATCTCACATCTGGTATTGCTACAGTTGGAACATATCAATCAGTTACTGTTGATACTTATGGTAGAGTAACCGCAGGAACAAATCCTACAACATTGTCTGGTTTCGGTATTACAGATGCTCAACCAGTTGATGCAACTTTAACAGCACTAGCAGCAGTAACAACAGCAGCAGATAAATTAATCTACGCAACTGGTTCAGACTCGTTTGCAACAACAGATTTTACATCAACTGCTCGTAGTTTATTAGATGATACAAGCACCAGTGCAATGAGGACAACTCTTGGTCTTGCAATAGGAACAGACGTTCAAGCGTATAATGCCGCTCTTGCATCTATTGCAGGATTGACTACATTGGCAGATAGAATGATTTACACAACTGCTTCAAATACATATGCAACAACTACACTTACTTCTTTTGCAAGAACTTTGTTGGATGATGCTGACAATACTGCTGCAAGAAGCACACTTGGTTTGGGTACTATTGCTACACAAGCCGCAAACAGTGTTAGTATAAGTGGTGGTTCTATAACAAATCTTACAACATTTGACGGTATAACAATAGACTGTGGAACATTCTGAACAATTTGGAGTTTTAAAATATGGCAAACACAGTATTACATAAAAGAAGCACAACAGCATCTGCTGTGCCTTCTGCTGGTTCTCTTACAACAGGAGAACTTGCCATTAATACTGCTGATGGTACTATATTTACCAAAAAGACAGATAACTCAGTTATAAACATAGTAACATCAAATAAATTAAGTGCATTTGCTGCAACTAGTTCTTCTGAATTAGCAAATGTTATTTCAGACGAAACTGGTTCTGGTTTATTAGTTTTTGGCACATCACCAAATTTTTTAACTAGTGTTACAACTTCAAGCACATCATTTAATGTTTTTAATGCAACTGCCACTACAATTAATGCATTTGGTGCTGCAACTACATTGACAATAGGTGCAACCTCAGGAACAGCCAATATTAGAAATGCAACATTAAATGTCGGAAATACAAATGCAACAGTTAAGGCAAATAACGGAACATTAAGTCTTTCTGGTGGGTCTAGTTTTGGTGCCCCCGGTGGCAGTGTTCCTCTTTTGACACTTGACTACACAGGAAATGGTGATGGTTTTGTATCGATTACTGGTGGTAATCTTTATCTTGGCACCAGAGTTACAGAAGAACTTGATCTTAACCCGGTGGAAATAGTATTTGAAGGTCTTACTGATAATGGTTTTGAAACAACCCTTACTCCAGTAGATCCAACCGCAGATAGATTTATCTATATTCCAGATGCAACCGGAACAATTGCGTTGACCGCAAATAAATTAAACGCATTTGCCGCAACAACATCGTCTGAATTGGCTGGAGTTATATCAGACGAAACCGGCACCGGGGTTCTTGTATTTGGAACATCACCATCATTCACAACATCTGTTGATACTAGTAGTAGTTCTTTTAATGTATTTAATGCAAATGCTACAACTATAAATGCTTTTGGTGCAGCAACAGGGTTAACTGTTGGAGCAACAACCGGCACAACTACAATTAGAAACACTACTGTAACTCTTTCAAATGCAACAACCATTAATCTTGGTACTTCTGCGGCTTCTTTAACAACAGTTACTATAGGTAGTTCTTCCACTGGCGGTAATTTGATTTTAAATGCTCAGGGTGACTTGAGGTGGGCGGATTCCGATTCTTCAAATTGGGTTGCTTTTCAAGCACCGACAACAGTAGCAAATGATAATACATATACATTACCATCTGCTGTAGGATCATCCAATCAAGTTTTAAGAATTGCTTCTGTTTCGGGAAATGATGCTACTTTAGAATGGGCAACAGTATCTGGAGGTGGTGGCACACCAACTGGGTTTGAACAAATATTTTTACTAATGGGAGCATAAAATGCCAAACACATACAAAGTATTAGGACAATCAAAGCCTGCTGCTACTACATTAACAACTTTATATACAGTTCCAGCAGCCACCTCAACTGTTGCTTCTACATTAACAATTTGTAATTTAGGTGTATCAACTTTAGTTCGTGTTGCTGTTCGTCCTGCTGGTGCTACTATCGCAGATCAACACTATATTGTGTATGATACAACACTAAACGCAAACGATACATTATTTTTTACATTAGGTATTTCTCTTGCTGCTACTGATGTAGTATCGGTATATGCAGGTACTGCAAATGTTTCATTTAATTTATATGGGACTGAAATAACATGAGTTTTCGTTATAGTAGCAGAGAAAATAATAGGTCTAAAACACTATTTAATAATGGAAGACCTGTAAGTAGTCCTCCTCCTCAGTGGAAAAGAAACCCTGCTTGGCTTGCATTACCTAGTGTTGCTAGCAATGAAAATAAATTTGTTGGTTTACATAAAATAAATGTAGATTCAAACTTTTTAGCATTGACTGCTGCTGGTAACTATACCGTAGATTGGGGAGATGGAAGCACACCTCAAAACTTTAATGCAAATGTTGTTGCTTATAAGCAATATTCATTTAGTGATGCTGGATTAAATAATACTAATGCTCCAGTAACCCTTACTGATACTGGTGATTTAATAACCAGAACATCTCATGGTTATTCAAATGGAGATACTGTAAGTTTTTACAACATAACAAGCACTACTGGTCTAACTGAAGGACAGGTTTACTATGTTATCAACGCAACAACAGATACATTTCAAGTATCCGCAACTCTTAATGGCTCAGCAGTAGCTCTTACTACAAACGGAACTGCTACTCTATTGCCATACAAATTGGCTATAGTTACAGTCACACCACAAGCAGGACAAACTTTTACCACTATAAATATCCATCAAAAACACAATCAAAGTGGTTTACAAACTTATGACAGTGGTTTTTTAGATATTGTAATTGCTGGTAGCAGTTTAACTAGTATTTTAATAGGATCAGCAACTGCTGGTTCTAATACAGTAAACGTTGCTTTGCGTAATTTAGAACAAGCAAGTATTTTAAGTAGTGCGATTGCATCCGCTTCTTATTTATTTACTAACTGTACTAATCTGAAAAGTATAGTAACTTTTGTTTCCAGTGCTTTAACAAATACTTCATTTATGTTTGTAAATTGCTATTCATTAACTACAGTACCCTTGTTTAATACAGCCAGTGTTACTAATATGAGCAGTATGTTTTCCAACTGCAATTTATTAACTACAGTACCCTTGTTTAATACAGCCAGTGTTACTAATATGAGCAGTATGTTTTCCAACTGCAATTCATTAACTACAATACCCTTGTTTAATACAGCCAGTGTTACTAATATGAGCAGTATGTTTTCAAGTTGTTCTTCATTAACTACAATACCCTTGTTTAATACAGCCAGTGTTACTAATATGAGCAGTATGTTTTCCAACTGCAATTCATTAACTACAGTACCTTTGTTTAATACAGCCGCTGTTACTGGTACGTCTAGCATGTTTTTAGGTTGTTCTTCATTAACTACAGTACCCTTGTTTAATACAGCCCTTGTTTCTAATATGTCTAACATGTTTGCAAGTTGTTTTTCATTAACTACAGTACCCTTGTTTAATACAGCCGCTGCTACTAATATAACTGGCATGTTTTCAAATTGTGCTTCATTAACTACAGTACCCTTGTTTAATACAGCCCTTGTTTCGTTTATGACTAGTATGTTTCAAGGTTGTTCTGCATTAACTACAGTACCCTTGTTTAACACAGCCAGTGTTACAAATATGACTAGTATGTTTCAAAGTTGTACATCATTAACCACAGTACCCTTGTTTAACACAGCCAGTGTTACTGCTACTATTAGTATGTTTCAAAGTTGTACATCATTAACTACAGTACCCTTGTTTAACACAGCCAGTGTTACAAATATGACTAACATGTTTCAAAGTTGTACATCATTAACCACAGTACCCTTGTTTAATACAGCCGTTACTACTAATATGTCTGGCATGTTTACAAATTGTTCTTCATTAACTACAGTACCCTTGTTTAATACAGCCGTTACTACTAATATGTCTGGCACGTTTTCAGGTTGTCTTTCATTAACTACAGTACCCTTGTTTAATACAGCCGTTACTACTAATATGTCTGGCATGTTTACAGGTTGTGTTTCATTAACTACAGTACCCTTGTTTAATACAGCCGCTGCTACTAATATGGGCAGTATGTTTCAATCGTGTTCATCTCTTCAAACAGTACCGCAATTTATTGTTACTGCTAACACTTCTTCTAATATCCAGATATTTGCTACATGCCCGTCATTGGTTAAAGGAACACTTACAGGTTCAAGAACAACAATAAGCTATGCTGGTTGTAAATTATCAGCAACAGAACTTACAAGTATCATAGACAATTTAGGTACAGCAGCAACACAAGGCAATACAATTACAATTTCTAATAATTGGGGCGCACCAACACCTGTTAGTCTCAGTGGAACAACTACTGTAGGATTAACAACAATTAGTATGGCTAATACTACTGGTATTTTAGTTGGTATGCAAGTAACAGGAACAGGAACACCGGCTACTACAGCCGTTGCTTGTACCTTTACTGATGCTGGTGATCTTGTAAATGAAACAGCCCACGGTCTTTCAAATGGAGATGAAGTAAGTTTTGCCACTATTACAACTACAACTGGAATTACAAGAGATAGAATATATTTTGTAGTAAACGCAACTACCGATACTTTCCAAGTTGCTCTTACTTCTGGAGGTGCTGCTATTGCTCTCACAAATAACGGATCAGGAACACTTCGTTATAGAGCAACCGTAACAGCAATTACCCCAAATACCAATATTACTATTAGTAGACCAGCCACTTCAAGCGGAACAAATACTTTAGCATTTAGAACATTAAATACACAAACCGCTCTTTTAAAGGGTTGGACAGTATCAGGATAAACTATGGCTTTTTATAAATTAAATGACAATAAAGAATTAGAAA